GTTGTAATTTTGTACATTAGTTATTCCAATCTAGGGTTACACATTTGCAGGGATTTATAGTAATTGTATCAGAATCCACTGACACTATTGCAAGAGTATCGCAATCATCACATAAGAATATTGCATCAGACATAGTAAGCCATTTCTGTTAGGATATGAGCATAGCCATCTTTGTCGGATTTAAGAGATAATTCGCAAGGCTTACATTCCCAAGCATAGCGAATTGTGCGACCCGTCCCAAGTGTAGCGATACACATATGGGTCATTTTTTCTGAGCATACTGGGCAATAGGCAGAAATTGTCTGCCCTAGCCCACCAATTTTAATTGTCATTATTCGTCAATCCCTACATAAATAGTTGTATAGAAATCAGGCTTTTGATAGTTTAGGTTTCTATTCCAATATGGGCGAACCTGCACTGCATAAGCATAGTAGCCATCAGGCTCAGCACAATCGTGACGGCGGTTAGCATATTGCACTGTGCCTTCACCTTTTGAGGACTTTACATATTTGCCTTGTAAGGCTTCTGAGATTAGCATTATTTGCTACCTTCTTTCTTTGGTGTAATTGTATCAGACACCACTGACATTTTGTTGAAGTGTGAATTAACAAAATCACTCCATAGTTTATCATTCTTATTGCAATCCCAGCAAGTTGTTTCTAGGATATATGGAAGGTCATAGATAGACACATCTGAACATTGTTTTCCGCAAGTGTCGCAGAAACTTTTTACCATAGTGGACATTTTTGCCCCTTTCTTTTGTTATGCCGTAAGTATAGCAGACTGGACTGACATTTGTCTACTTAAAATCGTGTGATAAAAAACACACAATTTAACGGCGTGTTGCTATTGACAGACAAAACGGACAAATCGGACACGTTCCGAAAATTAGTTGATCATTCAACTAATTTATTTTTATATTTTTGTTTGCGTGTATATTTCTTTTTATTTCGCAAAGGCGTAGCAGCATTGCTACGCCTAAGCTCTTGTATGCGTTTAACTTTTTCCATTAGTGATTTGTATTCTTGAAACATTCTTCCCAAAACCTATCTGAGTCAAAACGTTCATTATCTGCTGCAAACATTTCAATGAAATCATTTACTAAATCTTCTAATACAGTTAATTTAATTTCATCTGCATATGAGTTAATAATTTCAGCAGTTGCAACATAGTCTTTTCTTGTCATCATTTTGATTTGCTCTCCTTTTATTAAAATAGGCGGGAGTTTTTAATTCCCGCCTAACATTATAGCATTATTTACTTTGCACGGCGATAAGAATAAGTAAGGTAATCCTTTTTATACTTTGCATTTTTATTTGCAGTAGTAACTAGAGAATGAACCTTTACAGCATTTTTGTCGTTAATTGACATTAGTTCTTTTTTGCCTTGTGAAATAGTGAATGTGAACATAATTTAATTTCCTTTTCTTTGTTGGGTGTGTGAGCCAGTTTAGCGACTTGGCTCAGGTCGTTTAGGTTATTACCTAAACTTACTTAGCGGAGAAAGTAGTCCAGCGGTCTTGACCATTTACTTCCAACTTAACACGTGTACGCTTTGCTGATGAAGTTGGCACAATCTCCTTGATTACACCTGTTACCTTTGAGCGTTGAGTAGTGAACAAGTCACCAATCTGATAAGTCTTACCTGTTGCTTCGTTTGTCATTTGTTTGTCCTTTTCTTTGTTGTTGTTAGTTGTAGTATAACATAAGCCACTGACATTTGTTAGAATGAGTGCTTAATTCTTTTTAGATTTTGCTTTGACCACACGATAGAGTCGTGAGGCATCTTGAAAGTGCTAGTTCTAGCACTAGAAACACGCACACCACGAGCCTGTGATACGGCGGGAATTAGTGACAATGCTACTGCTAGAATAATAATCTTTTTATTCATTAGTAATTCCAATCTTTTAAGTCTTTTACAATGGCATACATTACCATAGATAGCGGGATAAGTCCAATCACAAGTGCGATTCGCACGATATATGTTAAAATAATCATTAAATACACCATACACATTCACACTTTGGAGCATTACCTTTTAGGAATAATCCTAGAAGTTGCTTACGCTGTAAGCCATTTAGTCCATAAGTAGACTTGAAACCGCCATTATTCCAATCGTGGATAATTTGGTTTTCCAAACGGGCAGAGATTTGTAGGACTTTACCTACATTTACTTTTTCTAGTGTAGTCATTTTGACCACCTTTCTTTATTGTTTAATACGAGTATTCTAACACATCTTTGCTAGAAAATCAAGGCGACACGCCGTGTGTCGCCAAACTTTTTTTATTTATTTAATTGTTAATACTGGAAGTATAGCACACCAAAGTGGAAAAGTCAATGGACAAAACGGACATTTGCGTGTGAGTTACACCACAGTACAAAACGGACAAATCGGACATCTCCGAAAAAAACGGCGGGCGTGTCAAGTCAACACGCCCATTTATTTTTTTTATTTTACATCGGCTAGTTCATCGTTACCATAACACGCCATCTCAAATCTATTTGGTGAGAAGTTGTGATTATCTTCAAAAAAGAAATCAGAGAAATCACTTACCAAATCTTGAAACGCATCTGGGTGTATTACTTTTTTATTTTGGTTTAGAATATCTGCTACTTTTACATAGTCTTTACGGCTCATCATTTTATTTTATTTCCAATCTTTAAAAATGTCGTTTACGATTTCAAGTTGTTCATCTGTTAGGTGATCCAATTGGATAGCACCTGCAAAGTTTAGTGGGTCATTCATTAGAGCACCTCCAATTCATCAAAATCATCTACAGGAATGAACACATCTTCTGTTTCATCTTCTTGATTTAGTTCATCTAGAAAGACATCAAACGTGTCTGCTAGTGTTTCCCACTTGTTGGTAATTCTATCTTGTGAGTAAGTGTACATTATGTACCTTCTTTCTTTTGTTAGTTAGTTCTTTATTATGTTGGCTAGCCTATCAGACTCGGCTAGAGAAGTCAAGTTTATTTGGTGTGAGTTAGAACACATCAAACCCGACTCGGCGGGATACGATACGATTCTTCTCTTCATTAGAGAGAGTAGCGAATACTTTATAGGCATTTATTACAGCCTCAGAATCATTAGAGATAAACTCTTTACCATAGCGAACTGCTACTTCTGTTTCAATTTCTTTATAGTTATTCATTTAGTTATCCTTTCAAGATACTTTCTTTTTTTTGCTGACCTGATTATTTGCTTATTTCTAAGGCTCACAGGATTTTTATTTATTTAGTTTTACATTTGGAGAGTATTTCCATCTCCGCAGTTATGACAGTTGAACTTGATTTGTTCACCTGTATTGAACTCATAGTCTACGAGGATTTTAATTCCGCAAGTTTCGCAGTTAGCGAACTCTAGGTAGAACTCGTTTTGACATTCTGTGTGTACTGGACACATTTCGTTTTTTGTTACTAGTGACATTTTATTGTCCTTTCTTTTTTCTAGTTAATAACCTTTATTAACTTTCAATACTGTAAGTATAACAGAACCCACTGACATTTTCAAGTTAGAAATGCACACAAATCGGACATTTTAAGAAATATTTTTGTGATGTAGGCCACATTTTAGGGAAGAAATCACCACAAATCGGACATAGCGGGCGGAGTATTTTAAAAATTTTTCTGGTATTTTTTGCGTATCATGCAAAATAAATGCCCATTAACATTTTGATCAAATATGAAAACTTAAAATTAGCTGAGATCCAGGTCATTATCTGTAATTTTATATTCTATGTAGAAATCTTGAGCTATTCTACGTTGTAAAATGACATACAAAACTTGGCGGGATACAGAAAGCTTGTCCCAATCGTATGCATCTAGATAATTTATAGCAATTTGAGCATCATTAGCATCAATAGCATGTTTTCCAGCTAGTGGAGATGCAGAAATTTTATCAAAAACTTTATTTACGATACTTAAATCTCTTAAAATTTTGTCGGGAGTCCAAGAATCTTCTCCTCTATCTTTTAGAGCTGGATAAATATGGCAGGGAGAGATAGAAAATGATCCTTTTGTCCATCTTACATGAGGAAATTTAGTTCTAATATACGATTCTTCTTCTGCATACCACTCTATGAGACGTAAAACATCAAAATTTTCATCTTTTATAGCTTTTTTCCATCTAGAATCAGCAATATGTTGTTTTCCATTGCGATTTCTTGATTGTGACATATAAGGAAGGCGGGAAATCAGATCAGAAGGAGCTATTAGCTTTCCATTATAATCTTTTCTATCTATCTGATACTCTATTTCAGTCATAAAATCTCTTTTAGGACGTTTTTTCTGAAGGATAGACAATTCTTCCTCTGTAAATCCAAATAAAAGCTCTGTATGCTTAAAATGGGCTTCTAAACCATACTTAAGATTCTCTAATCCAGACTTTGGAATCATAAAATAATACTTGTCAGTATAAATGTGAGCTAAATCACTATTATTTTCAATTTTAAATAAAATAGTGTGACATAGATCACTCAGAGGTTGTAGAGTCATCTTCGCCTTCAAATATAAAGGATGGGGCGGGAGCTAGAATCTGTCCAGATTCGTGCAATTTGGTAAGTCCCTTAGCATCTGCACCTAGCTGGTTAGCAATAATAGATAACATATCATAATTACGTTGTTCCTGGATAAATATCGCTCCTAGAAGCTCTCTGATATTGGCTATCATGTCATGAATTTCTATTGAAGTTATCTCTTCGCCTAGATTGCCCATATTATCTCCTTAAAAATTCCCACGTTGCTATTACACCTAGAATAATAAATATACTAGCAGCCATCTATTATCTCCTCTATTATATAATCAAATATCTTGGCTTCCATTCCCGCCGAATAGTTTATCTCTAGATCCCCGTTTTCGGCGGTATCAGTATATAGCCATTCAATATTTTTTGTCAATTCTACTTTACCTACAAAATGGTGATTATTGCCTTCTTTTACATGTATGAGAATTTGATGAGAATCTTCTTCTCCACACGGCTCAATATAGGCTCTATCAATGTGTATTTTCGCCATGAGAGGTTTCTGAGAGTAGTGGATAATCTTCTGCCATCATATTATTAAATTCTTCATTTCCGATCCAGAAAATGTTTCCTAACACTCGCCAAGCAAAATTTGTACCTTCTTCTAAATTCTTTGATATAGCCCAAGATAATACTTCTGAATCCAGTTTACTTCCCGCCTCAATCAACATTGTATATTCAATACCTTTAATTGTGCGAGTTGTAAAAATAGCATTACTTCTTGACGGCTTAAATGACTCAGGCATTGTTTCATCAGTTAAATAATCACATTTAAATGTTTGACATGGAGATACAGGTCTTGCAGCATATACGCCACATCCTTCTCCAACTTTAACAAATGGACAAGGTACTCTAACACCTTCATCATTGATCCCCATGAAGTATTTCTCTGTACCTAATTCGGCCCTTAAGTGGCCCTCACAGCATTTTGTACAGCCTTCGCAGGATCTACCATCAATTATAGGCAGAAAGTCCATTAAATACTACTTTCCGCTCAATCTATCTGCTAAGTCTTTCGGCCTTGTAAGTGCATGTCTTCTTTTTGATACTTTAATTCTAACGTGAGAGTAAGACCATGCTACAAGTTGTGAGCAAATTACTTTCTTTTCTTTTTCAGCCATCCAGTTTGCAGGCAAGAATGAAAATCCAAGACACTTAAACGCTAAAGCGATAATTGACCATACGCCGTATCCATCGTTCAGGAATCCTTTTGCAAATCTCACTAACTCTTCTCTTTCGGCTTGAGTCAAAGATGATTCACTACTCCACATAATTGGTAATCCATCATATTCGTGGATTGATCTAATTTTTACACCATTTGGACGGGCTTCAATTACTTGATCGTCTCCGATATAAATACCAGCATGATTCCATTTTGACCAAGTTCCGAGCTGAATTAATCTAGCAGCCCATCCTATTGTATGAACAACAAAGTAATCACCTATTTGAGGCATTTACTATCTCCTTAACAATATTTTCGTATAGTTGTAAACCAGCGGTTTGTTCATACCCGCATGCTGTACAGTATAGCACGATTTTATCGTCTTGTTGTTTATGCACAAGCCAATATATTGCAGCGAATAGTTCTTCATCGCTTTTATGATTAGGACAGGCGAGAGGTTTTACCCTACCCGCCTGAGCCAATTTATAGTACTGAGAGAATACTTGTATTTTCATCAGTATGCTATGTTCGCCTTCTGAAATACAGATGTGACGTATTCACGGACAGTTGGATTTCCTGGAACTGGTTTGTTCCAAGTAGCCATATTGCCTGCTCTTGATGGGTATAGATGTGCTGCTACAGCTTCTTTCCAGTTGTGGTAGGTTGCATAAGATGCTTTTAGTTCATCAATCATACGTTGGTCCTGTACCCATTCTGGTGCATCGCATGCACTCTTGTATCCCATAAAGTTATTCCATGACGTTGACATGTATTGAAAAGCTCCACATGCACTACTGGAATAAGACTTGCGATAGTAGGCATCTACTCCGCCAGTCTCCTGACTCAAGATAGCATTTGCCAATCTTGAGATTATTACCCTGTTGTCTACTCTTTGTTTTAGATTTAGCTTTATGCTATATGAGGGCATTGTAAAAGTTGAATTGTTTGCTAGGTCTACGACCTTGTAAGCCAAGTTCTTCTTTTTACTGATATCAATTGTTATAGCGTCCTTGATATTAACCAAGTTCATATACTTATTGATATACAATACATCGCTGCTGTACGATATAGTTGGTGCTGTTATTGCATGTGCTTGCTGGGGATCCAATCCAAACATCATTGTCAGAATTGCAACTCCAATCATTGTCCATGCTGTTCTTATCCTTGCTATGTTCATATTATCCATATGTACCTCCTGGGGTAAAGAGTAGAACTTAATAGTAACATAGAAGGTAAATCATGTCAAAGTTCCCGTTCACCTATTGTTCATCTTCTATACGCTCAACATGGATCATATATTTATGATACAATCAGAAAAGGTTTGTGGGGGCTTTTCACTGAGACTCATAATGACAGAGATATTCTCTAGATTTTCTCGGTAAAGCAACTCTTATCTCCTTTTTTGTTTTTTAAAAATTGGGGGGTAGGGGGGCTTTGCCTAAAATCTTTAAATCTAGAGATAGTCATTATCAAATTAATTATATATAATATATTCCTATATGTTAATTATGCTATACTAATAAAAACGTTAGGATTTTAATGAAAGTTTCTTGGACAGGTGCTCCAGAATACATGGATAGAAATGTAGGCTATGGTGAAGCGTCATGGCATATATTTAATGAATTTGAAAAACAGGGTATTGAATGTTTAGTCGGATCTCCACAAGCTAAAATTGGAATTTCTTTTGTTCAACCCGACCTTTATAAATTTGGAAAACATCAATATAAGATTGGTTACACACCTTGGGAATCTACTTGGATTCCAGAAAAATGGGAAGAGCCTTTAAAGTCAGGCATTGATGAAATGTGGACTACATCACAATGGTGTGCAGACGTATTTAAAAACTATACTGATAAACCTGTATTTGTTTATGAACATGGTATTGAAGATGAATGGATTCCTGTTAAAAGAAATCGTGACACTTCCCGCCCTTTTAGATTTTTACATATTGGTGAACCTTACTTTAGAAAAGATGCTCAAATGGTTGTTAGAGCATTTACTGAAACATTTGGCAAAGATCCTAACTTTGAACTTGTCCTTAAATGCAGTCGTATAAACACAACTAGAATTTTTGATCCAGAAAACGGATCTGTTCGTGGATCACCTGGAGCATTTTATCCAAACATAAAAACAATAGAATCATTTTTGTCAACCGAACAAATGAATGGTCTTTATGATTTATGTGATGCA